CTGCGCGCAGGTTGCTCATGTTGGGTTTGATACCAAAGACCTTGGCATCTTGTCGGAGGCGCTGGGTTCGCGCCGAGGCTGCGATTGCCCTGATCTTATCCGATCCACCGGAGGTGCGGCTGCGGAAGTAGGATTGCGTCGTGGTTAGAGGTCCGACGAAGTTTGGATCGCTCCAATGGCTTATCCACTCACGAGACTCGCCGCCGCCCTGCCATTGAGCAGCCGTGCGGTTCGCGTACTCAATCTCCATACCCAGTACCTTGGCGCGCTTCGCCTCATCGGTCATGAGCATCACGATTGTTGCGCCGAATGCATCAGCGCCGATATTGTAGTTCTTCGCAATCGCACGATCCACGAATGGATCACCCTGCACGCCAGGGTGCTGGATGAAGCGCGTGTTGCTGAAGAGGTTTGCGGCGGTGACCGTAGGGATTGTGTGCGGCTTCGTACCTCGAATGACGAAGCGCGCCCACCATGCGTGCTTCTTGCCGACCGTAGGACCTACGACTGCGCCTGGGCGCGTGTAGCGTGAGCGACGGCCGCGCACCGTCTTGGCGAGTGCGCCACTCTTCTGAGGTGCCTCATTGCGGACTGACTTCGCCCACGCGCGTGCGGCGTTCACCGTAGCGAACTGCTCCAACTTGCGGACACCCTTCCATCCAAGCGAGTTCAGGAAGGCTTTTTGCAGTTGCTCTGCTTGCCCTCTGATCTGACCCTGCATCTCAAGTTCTAGGCTTGTCGGCATCATCTATCCTTTGGCTGCATCTCTGCGTGAATCTGCCAGGCACGCATCACTTGTTCTAGCGGCAGGCTCGCCACCTCGTCTGGCCACATCCCGAACTTCTCAGCCAAGAGGTGGAACATGATCTCCGGCGGTACAACGACTGACTGACCAATCGCCAACCGCCGTGCGGCGAGCCTTACTTGGGGTCCAGCGCCTGCCCCTCTGACCACTTGGTCAGGAGTGCGGTCAGCGCCTCGATTGGCGCGTCTAGGATGTCAACGGCGGCGGTGCCGTCAATACCCTTGAAGTTGTGCTTGACCACGATCTTGCTGAATGCTGAGAGCGCCCGAATCGGATCGCCAGAGTTCAGTTCGATCAAGATGTTCGCTGAGACGGACTCACGCATCTCTGCGTTCCATCCTGCGTACTCACCATCAAGTTCAACCAACCTGTGTGCCATGTTCATCCTCCTGCGGCATCTAGCCGCCTGCTACTACGGCGCTGTTGCCAGCGGCGAGTCCACGATCACTCGGAGCGACTTGCCCGAAGTCGTGTCATACGCCAGACGGAGCGTGACCTCGTTCACGACGAGACCATCCTGATCGGCGCTCAACGGCACGACATTCTCAACAACCCACGAGCCGAGAATCCACACTCCGTAGGAGTTGGAGTCTACGCCGGTGAGTCGCAGGAACTTCTGCGTGCCGATTGAGGTGATCGGGAAGGTGGTCGTTGCGCTGGAGTTGCTCGCCACCGTGATCGTCATGGTTGCGTCAATGCTTCCGAGGAAGCCTGCCGTTGCGGCCGTGAGGCTCGCATCGAGCGCGTTGACCATTGACATCCCTGTTGAGATGCTCAGGTTGAATGCAAGCACATCGTCATAGTCGGTCGCGGTTGGCGATACTGCTGCCTTGCTTGGGAATGTTGCCGCTGTGCTGAGTTTCAGCAAGCGCCCTGGCAGCACCGGCTGCGTAGGAAGCGCGGTCGCGTAGGCGAGAGCCGAGGAGGCAATCGTGGATGCTGCGAAGGTCGCACCAGCCATCAGCACGCCAGAAGCGTCTGCGCTCATCGTGATCTCGGTAGGGATCGCATCCGTCACGAGGTACTTCTGCACGCCGTCTCCGACGAGGAGCGAGTAGAAGATTGGGGTATCAACATCGGTCTGGGTTGGTGACCAATCCCAAGTGTATGGTCCTGCGCCACTCGTTGAAGCGCCAATGGCATCAAAGATGATTGGCAGGGTTCGCATCGAGGCTGCGGACTCGCTGAAGGTCACGGTTGGATTCTTGCCGGTGATTACGACGCGGCCAGCCTGGATTGCTGTTCGCACGCCTACCGAGGTGGTCTCGCCAAGGTCAACGGTGATGCCCAAGTCCATGATGCCGATGCCATCGGTGAACATGTTCTCACCAACTGAAGCGGTCATCGAGGCAGCGGTACCGAAGCCGCTCTGCGAGGCTGCGACTACTCGCGTGAGAGCCTTTGATCCGAGTGTTGCCATGTCCTATCTCCTTGCTCTACGCGGTGTAAGCGACGGTCTCATAGACCGCTACTTCAGCCGTTGCCGTCACCGTCAGATAATCCTGATCGGCGTACTGATCCTGTCCGAGTGTAGTGCTACTGATTGTGATCTGTGCCGCGTTTCCACTAATGGTCACCGAGCCGTTGAACGAGTCTCGGAGCCATGCGCGCCAGGTGTAGAGGTCGCGGTACTTCTCATCGAGGCGCGGTACCGGTAGCGCGTAGAGGACGATGTTCACGGTGAGTTTCACGAGGCGGTTGCCGGAGCCGATGCTGATGCTGTCCTCGCCTGGCATCAGCACGATGGCAGGAACGACTGGGAGCGACTCAGGCGGTGTGGAGAATACTGCTCGGAGCGTGTAGCCAGTCGGATCAGTCAACCCTTCGAGGCGCGTCTTCATCGCGTCAAGAATCGTGAGATCGGTCATGAAGCAAGACCAGCCCTGCGGCGGTATGGCTCAAGGATGAGTGCGGCTTCAGGATGCAGAGCGCGTGTCATGCGGAGGATGCCGCCAAGGTCTTGGCTGCCGACCACGGCGAATGGTGCCGTGCGGCTTGACCAGACTGCATTCGCCTGGATGATTGCGGCTTGAGTGACGGCCGCTGGCACACTAGGGAAGCCGAACACACCGACCACCTTCAGCCCGAGGTAGACATTTTTAGGGAATGACTTTGGCACGGTGACCGATGTCTCAATGCGGTCATACGGCCAGCCGTCTAGCGCGTAGTTGATCGGTGCCAACTTGTAGTCGGTGGCAGAAGACCAGGTGGTCTCATAAACGCCGTCTGCATTGTCATCCGATGTGAGCGTCGTGACGCTGACGAGATCATCCACGATGACATAGTTGTAGGCTTCAGGGGTGTAGTAGCGCGTCTCAGACGCGGTGCCGAAGCCAGTCTTGCGGTCGCAATGAAGGTCAATGAGGGTGTCGGTTGCATCAAGGACATTCTGAAGCGCGGTGTCATCGGTTGAGTCCGTGATCCCGACCGCCGCCTTGAACTGCGCGAGTGTTGCGTATGACATTTATGCCCCTCCTAAATGGATGGTCGACAAGTCTACAGAGCCGGTCTTCACCACGGCGTACATCTTGATTCCCTCTGGTAGCCAGAGCGTCACCGTGCTGTTCTGGTGAATCTCAAAGCCATTGACATCGTCCACGGTCGCGCCACCAACATAGACCTTAGTTGCTGATTCGCAATGGAGGGTAATCCACGAAGCGCCGGTCAAGCCTGTCGCAATGAGGACAGGAGTCGTTGAGACTGCCGTGGTCTTGGAGATCATCTGTGCGGCCATTATTCAGCCTCCACGGTTTCCGCCACGCTGGCGGTCTCTTGGTCAATGGTAGCAGTCCTACCCTGCTTTGCCACCTTGGCGCGCTCTACGGCCTTCGTAGGTGCCAATGCGTCCACATCAGCGACGGCTTCAGCCAAGCCGAATCCGATCAACGCTGTTGCCTCATCCTCAGGCATGTCAACGATTGCACCGGACGGATATTCACCGCGTCGCTTGCAGAGTCGAACGATCATCTTTCTCCTTGCGTGATTGTGGGAGCCGCCGAAGCGACTCCCACTCTCACAAACTAACCGTCGCTAGACGATTAGGCGTTCTTCAAGAACTTGACTGCCGAGGACTGAGCAAGCCCAGTCGCTCCGCGCAGCTGAACCTTGTACGAGACAAGGCCGAGGTTCCACGCGAACTCGCGGGAAGCCTCAACAGATACGCCGCCGACTACGACGGTCTTGATCTGCCCAAGGTCACCGAACAGGACGCTCTTCGCACCGGTTGCTGGGACAGCGATCCCACCAGCGGTGTAGACAGGCTTGCCGAGGAGGCGATCAGCCCCACCCTGCCCACCTGGCTGGAAGATTGGAAGGCTCGAGGAACTCGTTCCAAGAATCTGTCCAAGCGCCGTGTCGCTCATCAACCAACCAGCCTTTGCGGCTGATCGGTACTGCTGCTTCACAGCGTACTGAAGAGCAACAAGTTCGGCGTAGGTGAAGGCAACAGTTCCTGCTGCGGTTGCGCCAGTACCAGCGGCGCTCACGACGGCGGAGCCAGCGGCTGCACCGTGCGCGATTGCCATTTCCTGACCTGCGGCTTCGCTGATCATCGCGGCAACATCGAATGCTGCATCGTTGATCAACTCGTCCGAGACCTGAACCAATACCGCGTACTTCACAGGTGTCAACGACAGAGCCGTTGCCGTGAAGTCATCTTCCGTGATCGTGCCTGCCTCAGCAACTGACCCTGCGGTCGTGCCGAGTGCGGATACGACTGGGAACTTGATGTTGTTGCCCGAAGACACCTGCATCAAGTCAACCACATCTGGGTTGATGAACGGGTTGATCTGACCGGCAACAACATTGACGCGATTGTAGATGGCCGTTGGGTTGCCAAGTCCTGCATCGGTCTTGATGTCGCGGTACTCAAATGTATCCACGCCACCGGCCATGCCGATTGCGCGAAGACGATCGTTGTCCGTCTTAGCAGCCGGAGCCGCCGAAGGAGCAACGATTGAAGCGTACTCAGCGCGAACCTCATCAGCGGCCTTGCGAGCCTCTGAAGCGGCCTTCTCTGCGCGGAGTGCCTCTGCGATTGTGCCTGCTTCTGCCATCAAGGCCTCAAAGCGATTCTTGTCTTCGCCTTCAAGCGCGGCACCCTTGTCGTTGGCAGCAACCGCTAGGTCGCGTGCCTCCGTGAGCAAGTGCGCTCGCTTGTCTGCGAGTTTTCCGAAGTCTGCCATTGCAGTCTTCCTTTCTGCGGACATAGCCGCATATGGGGTCATAGCCCCGATTCTCTTGACACTCTCAGCGGGATGTCTCTGGGTGGACTCGCGGACTCTGCGCGGTGGGACCCCGACTCGTGACTAGAGTGATTCACCTGCTGCGCGCTCAACCTCTGCCAAAGCGAGAGCAACTGATGGGTCAATCGTTCCCTTCTTTGGTGCAAGTTTGGAGCGAACAGCATCAAGTACCTCGGTCTCTTCGGCGGACAGTTCGCGTCCAGCCTTGACCGATTCGAGGGTGGCCATCAACGCATCGGCATCCACACCAATCTTTGGTGCGGTGACCTGGCGGATTGCCGTGAGTCCGAGGGTTGCAGGGTAGGCAGGAGTCTGACCACCGGCGGCAAGGATGCTCACCTCAAAGAGGTTGGCTTCCTTGATCGTGCGGTTGTTGCCGTTCCACTCGTCGGAGACCTTTTGGAATCCGAACGACATCCCTGCTGCGGCGCTCTCGTGCGTCAGCATCGAGATCACCTTTGCAGCATCAGGATCGGCTGGATCAAGTTTTGCGTCAACGCGCAGACCGCGCTCGTCTTCGGTGAGTTGCAAGCGGCCGCTCGCCGTGGTGGCAAGAGCGCGCTGCTCATCATGACCAAAGAGGAAGGCGATGATCTTCTGCCCTGCGGTTGCACGAGCGAGTGAACGCTTGAACGCGCCTGGCGCGATGCGCTCCTCGAATGGCAAGCCTTCGCTTGGCGATGAGAAGATTGCGGCGTAGCCGGAGAAGTTGCGCTGACCAAGTGCGTCAGCCTCACCGATGCGGAACTCGCCCATCGGCACGGAGCGAACCTCTTTTTCTTTCATGTCAACAATCTCCCTATCTTCTGCGGCGATAAGAGCATCTGCCCAAGAGAGTACGCGATCAGCAGCGCCGTCTTGCGCCGTTTCCACACCCCAGAGATAGCCCGCGACGGCACCTGGTCCAGGGAAGTCTTCATTGCTTGAATCGCTGTTCTGCGGTACGCCTTCCCAATCCCCACGGTGACGGCGAATCCACGCAGCCATGCGGATCAGTTTGTCGGAGTCAACTCGCCCTGCGATCAGTTCGCGTGCATCGGTCACGGTCTCTGGCTGCAAGCCATCACCGGCAAGACCTTCGTCATACCAAGCAAGACCCTTGCTCGCTGCGTCCTGAATATATTGAGGAACATCGTAGGTGGCGCGTGATTCGAGAGACGCCTCTTCCTCTGGCTGCATATCCGCTGATGCAAGTGCGTCTTGTGGTGACATAGCGTCAAGACCAAGGCTCTCGGCCATGGCGCGAACATCGGCATCATTGTCAATGACCATCTCAATCTGATCTGCTCCGAGTTCCTTGATGAGCAACTCGTACTTATACTTCTTGAACTCTAGTCCGACATTAGGTCCAGGCGTCTCGCTGAAGTCGTTGAGATGCACCTGTGCATGCGGCACATGGTTGGCGTTCAGCCAGTCGCGTGTCTCAGCAAGGCGGCTGATTGGACGCGCGGAGACGATGATGACCTCTTCTTGCATGTCCTGAACCTGCGTCTTGAGCCAGTCAATGAAGTCTTGTCGCGGTGTGTTGCCGGTAGTCGTGAGCGTACCGTCAATGTCAACGATGAGATAACTCACTTGATTGGTTCCTGACCTACTACGCCAATGTTGAGCGGCTTCCAGAAGTCTTCACCACCGACCACATCAGGTCGGTCTTCAAGTCGGCGCACCTCGTTGACTGAGAGGATGCCGTTCTGGAGCGCGACTGCGTATGCGTCGTATCGCTCCTTGGTCGTTGGTCGGAGCAAGCCATCAAGCGTGAACTTGAGGAAGGTCTGCTGCGCTCCTGGAACGAGGCGCTGGAGTCCTGCCTCGATGCGAGCGATGAGTGGACCAAGGCCGAGGCGCAGCCACTCGATGCTGATGACCTCGATGCTGCTGTATGACGAGTTGCCGCCTGGGTACTGGAGCAGGTGCAGCGGCACGCCGTAGATGCGAGCGATGGACTCCACGCCCCAGTGCATCGTCTCAACCAACTGCATGTCTGCAATCTTCATTGACATCTGCTGGAAGTCTGCGCCGCCGGTCAGCACCGCAATCTTGTGCATGCGATCCACGCCTTCGTGGCGGCGGCTGAATGCCTGACGCAGAGAGTCGGCCTGATCCTGCGTGAGTTCGCCTGGAATCTTGATGACGGCAGACGGCGATGCGCCTTGCTCGTAGAACTTGGCTGAGTAGAG